GGTCAATACTGCTTTATTAAAGTTATCATCAAACAAAAAGGTGATACGATAATAAAAGAAGAGGTTATGGAATGTGCTGATGGTAGGAAGAAGTTTGATGGTCCTAGTTATTGGGAACTGTTTGCTATGTTCTATTATCACGACATTAATAACCCCAAATATTGCCGAGAATATTCTCGGCCTAGACACGCCTTTAAATCATATGGTACAATGTGTCTAAAACCAAACGGAAAATGGGAGGTAAAGTAATATGATTAGAAACTTAATCATAGTTGCTCTTGCACTCATTATAATATATGATGTATCAAGTGACCAGGCGTTAGGATACGTTCAAACCACGCTTGACTTTTTACAAAGTTTAGTATATGATGTACAGGAGAGTAAAATAAAATGATGAAAAATAAAGTGAAAATTGTAGGTGCTATAGCAGTTGCGTTGATGTTGAATGCCTGTGCTGGTGGTACATACAAAATTAAATCTGAAAACGGAAAGACAATGAACCAAGTACCGAAGTGGTATATGTCAGACTTTTCTGAAAGAAAAGCTTGTGATACAGACCTAATTGGTAAGGGTAAAGATAAGTTATGCCTATTTGGTGTTGCAACAGCCGTTTCACCAGACCTTCAACTAGCAATAGAGAAAGCGAAAATGCAGGCTAAATCTGAAATCGCTGATATCGTTGCAGGTGAAATGAACAAACAATCTAAGCAGTTTATAACTGAATTAGGTAAAACAAATAGTAAAACAACCGTTACCGAGGTTGAGTCAACGTTAGTTAACGTTATCAAAAATACACCTGTAAGAGGTTATGAGATATGGAAACAAGACGTTACCAAAACAAAGAACGGTTATTATAGAGCGTGGATTGGTATGAGACTACCACTTGGCGAGTACAATAAGATGTATAATTACACTATTGAACAGGCTATGGACGCTTATAATGTTAAAGAAAATGCTAGTATTGCGTTTAAAAAAGTATTAGAGAATTCTAATGACGATAACAATTTACAGCAAAACTAATTGTGTTTATTGCACGAAGGCTAAGGCCTTGTTAAAAGGCCTTAACCTAGAGTTTACAGAAAAAACACTAGAAGAAGATTTTAACGGTGATGCCAAAAAATTAATAGAAGATATTGGTAAACCAGTAAGGACAATGCCACAAATTAAAGTTGATGGCAAATTGATTGGCGGATATAATCAGCTAGTAGAACACTTTGCTGATAAAAAAAAAGTTAATTTCAAGGGAGAAATAATTGGTGAATGATAATGAAAATATTATATTGTTTCCGTCAGATAAGATTAAAAGAAAAGTACCTGTCGGTGAAAAACAACAATCAAAGTTTGCCGAAGAACTTAAAAAGAAACAAACTAGAGACTTTGTTGAATCTTTAGTTGATGATATAGGATTTGAATTACTTAAAAAGTTTGTTGATAATGGCGTTAGAACTAAAACACAAACATTTACAAAGGACCTTGCAATAGTGATTGATACAATTAGAGGTCTTGTATATAGAGATTTTGAATTACCACACCCAGCACAATTGTTGAGTGAAAAAATGGTAGACTTAAAAGTTAATAAAGATGGTAATTTTAGAACAGCTAAGATTACTTATGATATGTTTATGAATAAACCTACTAAACCTAGAACTGGTTTATCAAAAGACATAAAAAAAGAATTAGAATATCTACGAGAAGGCGGGGACTTATTTGAACCTGATTTTGACCTAGATGACTAATAGTAGGCATACTTTAATATGCAGAAAGTGAGAGGATTAGACATATGTTTAATTTTTTTAAAACCCTAGAAGGAGATAATGTTATGGCTAGAACCAAACTATCAAAAACAGCAAAGATTAGAAATCTTTTTGCTAAAGGTGCTGATGTTTCTTGGAAACAAATGAGAAACACTTACGACCTTAAATCACCAGCTGCAATGGTTGGTAAATTAAGAAACGAAGGAATGATGATTTATGAGAATAGAACATCAAAAGGCGTTTCTTACAGAGTTGGAACACCATCAAAAGCTATTATAGCTGCTGGTATCAACGCTGTGTTCGGTAAGCAAGTTGCTTATTCGGCGTAATTAAACGACAGGAGACAGGGGCCCCCGAGGCCCCTGTTTTCACAAAAAGGTTAAAAAAAGGTTTTTATGACAGATAGTGATGAGAAACAAAGAAGTTTAGACGCAACAATGGAAAATGAAGGCAATAGAGACCTATCACCAATGGTGCAAATTTCAGTTAAAGAGTATGACAATTTAAAAGACCAAGGTAAATATATTACAGACCCTACTTTAATCGCAACAATAGATAAGATAGAGTTTTTTGTAAAAGAATTAAGGAAACACATAGTAAGAAAATTATAATGATTAATTTTATTACATATCTTATAAACAGACTAACGCAATTTAGAGAGTATCTTATAGAAAGGTCAATACCTAAAGGGCAAACAGCTCAACAATGGGCAGATGGTTATAAGAAGTGGCAACAAACACAAAAGAAAAAATGAGTGAACAACCACAATTATTTGAGACCGAAGACCAATATGGTAATGATATCATACAAGGTCCTAAATTAGTAAAAAGAAAATTATCCACAAAAGAATCAATAATAGACCCTAAAAATCCAAGTACCGTTGGTACTAGTTGGTCAAATTTAGGCAATCATACATTGACAATTATGTTTATATGTGGTATAGTGTTTGTTATAGTAGCAAGTTATGGATAAAAAAGAAATAGAAGAGATAGAAAAGCATAACGAATATGTTATGAAACGTATGCACCCAGCGGCAATGATACCAGGATTTTTTATTGCATTTATGGTAATAGTTGGTTGTTTATTTAAAAATTATATGGGTTGGTAATGGGCGAATTTAATCAAGGTATATACGGAGCATTAAAGACATTAATTAAAGGGTCATCTGTAACCTTGGCCGTTATATATACATTAGGTCATATTATAATAGCAATGACCGTGGTATCTGTAATGACAGGCGCTAGTTTATGGGAATCAGGCGCAGTTGCATTAATAGAACCGTCAATAAATGGTATATGGTTTTACTTTCTACACAAAACTTGGAAAAAAATGACAGGCTAGTTATGACCTTGGCAGAATCAGTAAAAAATAAACCAATGACCAGAAAAGTTGATACTTATGAGTATCAATCATTAGCAGATTGTATTAGAAGTGACCAAGTACCAGCTTCAGAAATAGCAGAAATCTTTACAGATAAGGCGTTTTACAAATGGTACAAAAAGAAGTATTTAAAGAAGTATAAATAGGAATACGAATTGGAGAACAATATGGCAGACAATGATAAAAAAATTATGGAATCGCAACACCAACAAAGATTAGGTATTATGCCTAAAGCAAATATGGATACTGGTAATGTAGGTACAGGTGAATTGCTAATTTCAGAAATTCTAACTAAAGTAAATAACGCAAAAGACAAACCAAAGAAGATAGCAGTATTACAAGAATATGACTCGCCTTCTTTGAGAATGGTTTTAAAAGGTGCATTTGACCCTAAAATTAAATGGGCACTACCTAGTGGTACACCGCCTTATATGGCTAACGAAGCACCAGTAGGAACTGAACATACTCTATTGAGAAATGAAGCTCAAAGACTATGGCATTTTGTTGAAGGCGCTGACGCTAATACTACCAAAACTCAAAAAGAGACAATGTATATACAGATACTTGAAGGCCTATCAAAAGAAGAGGCACAGGTATTACTTGATATGAAAGATAAGAAGTTGAATAAGGTATATAAAGGATTAAGTGAATCAGTAGTAAAAGAAGCGTTTGGTTGGGACGATAATTTTGTAAAACCAGAACAAAAATAGAACAAAATTCACAAAAAACCCTTATTTTTCACGCTTTTTTGATAAAAAAAATGGTTGCCATAACGCACCCGGTAGTATATACTTAACCTATAAATATTGATATAGGAGAAATACATTATGAAAAAGTTGATTTTTATGTTCTTTGTTGTTTATATATGGTCTTATGCCATATTTAACGCTACAAGAGCAGACGCAAATGAGTATAACACAGCAGTTATAGGTCATATCATACAAACAAAAATGAATGGCGGTTCTGTTGACACTTCAGTTTTAGAAGCTGAAATGGAAAAGTTGGCGTACAACTTTGCTACAGAAATGACGTTTGTTATACAAAAACATTTACCATATATTCTTGAAGGTATTGCTTCAGAATTGAGACAAGAATCAGATAGAGTATATAAATGTAAATTACTTGAAGGTAGCTCCTATGAATGTAAATAAGCTATGCCAAAACTTACAAGTAAAAAACTCAAAGTCAAAAAACTCATCAAAAGAGGTGTAAATGCTTCTGGCGAGAGACAATATAAAACTACCTATAAAGCAATCAAAAAATATTTTAAAGTCATCAACGAAGGAATGTTTGATGGCAAATTATCACCATTTAACGAAGTTGAAATTAAGAACTTGGCTAGACAAAAATGTGTCGGTCAAGTCAACATATTGGAGTGGAAGAGAAAAGGTACTAGAAGATACCATCTTGAAATGTTACCAAATTATCCTAATCTTCAATACTTTCTTGATACATTGTGCCACGAAATGGTACACCTATATCAAATGCAGAATTTGGGCGACACAGGAAACCATAACAAGTTATTCTGGTCGTTTGAAAAGAAGGCCAAGACACTTGGTCTAGGTTTATAACCCTAAACAAAGAGAGAATTATATTATGCGAAAGACGAAAGAACTAGACCACCACCTAAAACACATTATCAATAATGTGCCAATCAACCTAGAAAAATTTATAGATAGCGATAAGTCTAAAGTTACCTATTATACTGGTAATTGGGCTAAAGACGTATTAGACAACTTTACAGAAAAACAATCAGAAAAAATATTTAAGAAGATTAAAAAAATGATGTCTTCTAATCCTAATATTATGTTTGTTCAGAAACGTATGACACCAATTCACGTTGGTAGTTGGTCTCAATATGGCGAACAAGAACCACACGATATTACAGGATTTGAATACATAGCAATTAAGAGGTAGTATGGTAAAAAAAATTAAAAATGAAGTAAGTAAGAAACTACCAGGAGTTTGGATGTGGACTAAAAGAATATTTTGGTCATTGTTAGTATTAGGTATTGTTTATGGTGCCGGTACATTTTACCCTAACCCATTAGCAAAGAAATGGGCAAATGAAGAGTTGAGACAAGAGCATACTAAATGGGCACAAAATTTAGGTTTATATCCACCAGAAATGAGATATAAAACTAATAAAGAATTTGTATTAGCAGTTAACTATTGTGTTGATTATTTAAACTTTACAACACCAGCAGATAAAAGAGTGCCAATAGAAATGTTAGTAGGTCAGGCAGTATTAGAGTCTGGCTGGGGTAAATCAAGATTTGCAAAAGAGGCAAACAATTTATTTGGTATCAGAGTATTTAAATCAACAGCACCACATTTATTACCAAAAGGCATAGAAGAGTGGCAAGGTTGGGGTGTTAGAGTGTTTGAAACTAAATGTGATTCTGTAAAAGAATATATTAGATTATTAAATGAACACCCAGCATATGAAGACTTTAGAACTATGAGAGCTAAAATGTTGGCAAAAAATCAAAAGTTAGATTCAAAAAAACTTATAAAAACTTTAAAAGCATTTTCTACAACCGAAGATTATGACCAAAGAGTTATTAATATGATGAGTAAGATTGATAAAGTTATTTCAGAAAAGTAATAAATACCATCACTATGTTTACAATAATATTAACATTTTTTAGTGCGATTTCTATATCTATAATAGCTGCTGGTTATTCTATTATAGGTTTAGCAACGATATTCGCCGGTGCATATGTACCAATTATTGCTATGGGAAGTGCCCTAGAAGTTGGTAAATTAGTAGCGGCCAGTTGGTTGTATAATAATTGGCGAAATGAGTTAGTACCAAAAACTATAAAGGCATATTTAACAACGGCAGTTATAGTTTTAATTTTTATAACGTCTATGGGTATTTTTGGCTTCTTATCAAAAGCACACCTTGATAGTGTACAACCACAAGCAAACTTTACAATACAAACTAGTTTAATTGATAAACAAATACAACAAGAAGAACGTAATATACAAAGAGCAGAAAAAACTTTATCTCAATTAGATAAATCAATAGAAGTGTATTTAAATAATGAATATGCAACAAGAGGTTTAAGAGAGAGACGTAAACAAGAAGAAGAGAGAAAATTATTAAAAGAAGAGATACAAAAATCTACATTTAATATATCAGAATTATATAAACAAAAGAGTACAATAGAATTAGACCAACAAAAGATAGAAGCAGAGGTTGGTCCGTTAAAATATATTGCAGAATTAATTTATGGTGAGAACGCAAAAGACCACTTTGATGAGGCAGTAAGATATGCCATAATGGTTTTAATATTTGTTTTTGACCCATTAGCAGTATTATTATTGATAGCGGCTAACATATCATTAAGGACTTGGAAAAATGCAAGAGCAGAAAAACAAAAAATTAAAGACGAGGAAGAGAAGGCCACCAAAAAACAAAAAGATTGGCAAAAAGAGGCTGTTAACGCAAAAGCTAGAGCGAAAAACTACCGAGATAAGCAAAAAGTTTATAAAGACTTTTTTGGTAAATTAGGTAAAAGAAAACTAGTAAACAGAGATTACGAGGACTTTTTCAGACAAATGGGTACTGAAGAGTTAAAACAATTAGGTTTAGACCCGGATGAAATCCGAATCAAACTAGACCAGATAATGGAGTGGAATGACCCGAATATTAATCCTACTAGCAATAAGTAGTCTGTTAATGGGTTGTATGAAAACAACCTGTGTTTCAGATATACAATGTGAGAAAAAGCTAGATTGGAACGACCCTAAATTTTCACTATTGCGAACCGTTATCACTAATGGTGCCAATGTAGGTAAATAAAGCTTGACAATAACTATATAATGAGGTATAATGAAACTAATGATTATGACAGACGATATTAATAAACTAATTCATCCAGATTTACAGATGAGGCGTATCAAAAGCGCTGAAGATAGATGTAAGAAAGCAACAAGTGATTGGGGTAAAAACTTTTGGTACAATACTTTTAAAGCGTTGTGTGAAAAGTATGATAAGATGGATTATTTTAGGAAGGCAATACACTAATGAATATATTTTATTTGCATAGAGACCCGGTAGTTGCAGCTGAAATGAGTTGTGATAAACACGTAGTCAAAATGATTTTAGAATCAGCACAATTATTATCTACTTGCCATAGAGTACAAGATGGTATAGAGTGGTATGATAAAACTGCCAATGGTAGAAAGATTAAAAGATGGCGACACCCTAATAAAAATATAGACGCTGTTCTATATAAAGCAGGTTGGGTAAAACATCCTAGTACAATATGGTTATTTGAAAGTGCCTATAACTATATGTGGTTATATAAACATATGATGGCTTTAAATGAAGAGTATAAAAAAAGGTACAATCATACAGATGACCATATTACAATTACAAAACTTGGTGAACTATTAAAGTTTCCACCTAAAAATGCAAAAATAAATAAAATAGGTACTGACCCACAACCAGCAATGCCTGAATATTGTAAAGTTGATGGTGACGCAGTTGGTAGTTATAGAAACTACTATATACTAGAGAAAAAAAGATTTGCTACTTGGAAAAGTCCAGCAAAAGTACCAGAATGGTACAAAGAGGGTAAATTATATGGCAACGAAACAGACGAACAATACATCTAAGCCTAAAATTTACGAAAGAAATCCTGACACAGGCGTAATAAGATGGCGTTATGTAGGTGAGTCACCTGATAAATTTGGGTGGCCTAATTATGGTAGAATATTGAAGGAGAAAAAATGCGTAAAGAAATAATCGAAGCGGTTAGAAAACACGCTGAAGGTCATATTTCAAAACATAAAGCAAATGTTGAAATACTTATGCAAAAAGCGGTCGGTATTGGTGAACACGGCGATGTGTTAGCTGAAATCGAAAAAGAGTTAAAAGTGATTGCAGAGTATGATGACCAATTAGCTATGTTAGATAAGTATTTCACTTATGTTGACCCGCTTAAGAGTCAAGGCTAATGCCGACTTATACTTTTGAAAATACAAAGACAGGAAAAGTCTTTGATGACTTTATGTCAATGGCGGATAAAGAGACATATTTAGAACAGAATCCACACATAAAACAGATTATCAATAAGATAAATATAGTTGCAGGTGTAAGTGGTCGTAGTTATAGAAGTGACCAAGGTTGGAAAGAAAATATGTCAAGAATAGCAGAAGCACATCCAACATCACCATTAGCAGATAGGTATGGCAAAAAGTCTATCAAACAGGCCAAAACAGAACAAGTAATACAAAAACACCGTAGAAGAAAGCAAGGTAAAAAATAATGTCAAAAGATATACCAGATTATATGCGTGGTTTTGACCTTGATGATGATTGGGGTATGACGCCTGTTAGCAATATGCCTAAACAGGAAACAACGATAGACCCTAAAGCTATTGACAATCAAAATTTAGAATTATCAAAAGTAAAAAATGATGTATCATCTATTAAATCTATGATGAATGAGGTTATGCAGATTGTTGCTGATAAAGAATCGGTAACAAAAGAAATAAATGATGAAGATATTAAAACAAGGTTCAAAGATATAGAAAAATTGATATTACCATTTTTATATAACCTAATGAAGAGTGATGAACCTTACATACATTGGCCTAATAGAAGTCCAATTATTAAGGCACAAATAGAAAAGTTAATGAAACTAACAAGAGGTTAAGAACAAATGAAACTAAGCAACAATTTTAGTTTAAAAGAAATGACAGCTTCACAGACAGCTATCCGTAAAGGGATTAATAATAATCCTAGTGAAGACCATATGAATGCTTTAAAAGCATTATGTGAAAATGTTTTACAAAAAGTTAGAGACCATTATGGTAAGGTTGTATCCGTATCTAGTGGGTATCGTAGTCCAGACCTTTGCGAGGCCATAGGCTCAAGCAAAAATTCACAGCACGCCAAGGGGCAGGCGGCGGATTTCGAGGTGTTTGGATTGAGCAACGCTGAATTGGTAAAGTGGATTTCAGAGAATTGTGATTTTGACCAAATGATATTGGAATTCCACAATTTAGATGAACCTAATTCCGGGTGGGTACATTGCTCTTATCGTGCAGATGGTGAAAACCGAAAGCAGATATTGAGGGCATTTAAGAACGAAAGCAATAAGACTTGTTATGAGTCTTATGACCCTAATTGAAAGGCAAAGCGGGACGAGTTAAGAGATAGTCCCGAATTAATTAACGACCATTTAACGTTATATAGGTCAAATTAGGCTTGACATTTATGGTTGTGATGTATATAATAGAGAAAATGACAAAGAATTGGAAACAAATATAATGGCAAATTTTATACAATTAGACGAAAGTAAATTCCCAAAGTCCAAGGGAATGAATCAAAACGGATTTAGATTTTACAACATTGACGGCAAAAACTATCCTTCAGTTACCAGTATTTTAGGTATCAAGAAAAAAGAAGGTTTAGAACAATGGCGTAAGAATGTTGGTGAAGAGGCTGCTAAATGGGAAATGGCTAGAGCAGCTCGTAGAGGTAAGGCAACACATACTCTAGTTGAACAATATTTAAAAGGTGAACCACAAACGATACGTGATGTCTTACCTATCGGTATGTTCAGACTTTTAAAACCTTATCTTGACCAAATCAATAACATACATTGTTTAGAAAGAATTATGTACTCACATAAATTGACACTTGCTGGTCAAGTTGATTGTATCGCTGAGTACAATGGTAAATTATCTGTAATTGATTTCAAAACGGCAAACAAAGAACGTATTGATAGTTGGAATACTAATTACTATTTGCAATGTACTGCTTATGCAATTATGTATGAAGAGCTATTCGGCAAACCAATAGAACAAGTTGTCATCTTACAAGCAGGTGAAGACGGCAGTTGCCATAGTTTCGTGAAACAAAAAAAAGATTATTTGTCTCAACTAGAAAAAGATATTAAGGACTTTTATAAATATTATGAAGAACTTAATAAATCAAAAATAAATCAATAATCAAACCTTATTAAGTCTCACAGGAGAAAAAATGCAAAAAATAATAATAGCATTGCTCATTAGCTTAGGTGTGTTTATCACTCAAGCAAAAGCAGACCACGAATACGCAGAAATACCAGACGCTGGCTTAATGCCATTAGGTTTACCTGCTCAATGTGGTCCTAGTGAGGTCGTGAATATGTACATACAAAGGTTTGATTTTAATCCAGAGACGTTTTCAGTAGCGAGAGAAGGCGCAAAAGCCGAAAATCCAAGCGCCTACTTTGTATATACGTTTGTGTCAAAAGATAGAAGTCAACACCTTATTGTTTTAACAAGTCCAGATGGACTAGAAAGCTGTATAGTATCTCACTCTTTTGACCTAGCATATGCACACAAAGAGCAAACATAGAATTACTTGTTGACATAAAGCATAATAAGTATTGAGGACGTGGGTGCAACTCCCACCACCTCCACCATAAACACATTAGAGGAGATTATATGTTAAAGTGGTTAAAAAAATTGTTTACTTTTAAACACCAAGGTGATTTAAGTAAGCATAGATTACATACTTTAAAATATGAAGACCTTTGTAAATAGTGTGTTTATGGGGGGTGTGGTAGGTTCGACTCTTACCGAAAAACTTTATAGAGAGTAATAGTTGGCGAACTTAAACGCAATTTAAATGGCAATTCAAATTTTGCCCTTGCTGCCTAATTTTTAGGTGACGGAGTTTGTAGGTGTACTTGGCAACAGAAACACCTACGCTTTACATTTAAATAAAATTATGATATATATGGACCTATGAATAGTAAAGAATTTACCCAAAAAATAAACGATATCGTAAAAGATAAAAGACCAATTTCTTATATTGACGCCATAGTCCACTATTGCGAATCTAACAATATAGAAGTTGAAACAACAACAAGACTAATATCAAAATCATTAAAAGAAAAAATTAAAGCAGAGGCTTTAGACGCTAATCTATTGAAGATTAAAAAAGGCGGTACTTTACCTGTATGAATGGTTTAGAATTTCTATATCATTTATTATTTGTAGAAGTAGATAAAGGTCTATGGAG